CTAGTTCCATTGAAATGGAAGATATATGAGCGTGAGCTCATATAGCTAAATAATGTAGGGCTACCCCTAATGCTACCCCGAGTATTACGAATGCCACTGTAGCAATGGCTCCAAGCGCTACCCCGGAGTAGAAGTAATTACCAGTAGCCTTGAACCTGCTAATGGATAATAAAAATATAGATACTAGCGCTAAAACTATGATAATGATTCCAACTATTAATGCTTCCATGCTGTCACCGTTAGTTCCATGTTGTATATTGCATAATATAGCATCATCTCAATATCTGTCAATACATCATGTAACATGTATATAAAGATGCATACAAGTGCTAACATAAAAGAATATCCAAGTAATGAATACATTAGAATTCCCTCATGTTAAGAATAGCATTTGCTATACTACGCAGCCATGTTGGTAATGGTTCATCACCGTGTACTCTCAGCCATGATGCATCAACATCTTCTAGCGTATGCTGCACTTCTTTGCAATCGTAATAGGCTTCTGATGTATCAGGTATGGATTCCATATTATGGAATACCTTTGGTAGAACTTGGCTGTAGATTCGCATCACTTGTCCGAGATTAGCCTCACCGTATGTGTAGCCGTACATCAAATACTCAAACAATTGCAATGATAGTTTCTTCTCTTGCGATATGAAGCCACTAGCGTGGCATCTGTCCAGGACTAATAAGAATGTTACTGTCTTCGTTGCTTCTGATTTAGCTTCTTCTTTTGTGTATGCGTTAGCATTCAATGACATTGCTAACAATGATATTGCTATTAGTTTATACATGATATGCTCCATTGTTTTTTAGATTTTAATATAAATTTAATATTGATGTTACTGTCCACCCTATTGCAGATATGAACAATATTAATGGCAATGCTCTGAATAAACCAATTCAATTTAGGGTAAATTGAATGTCTATGAATTCATTCATACTAATATAATTGGTAATGTACCTACTATTCCAAATGCTGAGATAATTAATAATGCTATATCATTAGTGTTCATTGTATATCCCTTACATTAGATGATAAAAGATATTTCAATAAAATAGTGGGGAGTAGTGTTTGGATTTAAACCCTTAAAATACTCACATATCTTTCCATATTTACAGTATTACACATAAATCAAGATATGCAAGCTATATGTACATGCATGTATGAATGCATTGATATTGTACAAAACGTAAGCATAAATGACATTATGTAAAACTAAAGAGTGTGTTGCACACACACTGCGTAGCTGGTTGACATTAAGGCAATGTTTCCTCAACTAGGAGGTTGAAGGGGCTAGGGGGGTGCTGATTTCTCAGCACAGTGCAGTGCACTACTACTCGCATGTACAAGCTTCAAATTTATATAAATAGCTCGTAGCAAATAGAATTAATTAGTAACAATAAATATTAACATAGATAAATATAAACAACATGAATTAATAAAAAAAAAGATTAAAATAAAAAATAAAAAAAAAATATAACATACTCTACTAATTATAATTTTATTTGTATTTGTTATTCGTATTTCTTATTTGTATTTATTATTTTACATACTTCAGTATTCTTCAGTTCCTTGCCGCACAGATACTGTGCTCCTTGCCTAGAGGCAGTATAGTACAATACAAGAAATACACAAATATAATAAGAATCAAACACTTAAGCAATGTCCTAAAATAAATAGCGAATTATTCAAACACTTACAAACAACAATTGTCAAATATTTTTTTTACATAGCAAACTCAGCCATTTAGACGTATGCTATGGATAGGGCTAGGAAGTGGTTAGCTACCACCATCCGAAAGGATAGAACTCTGACTATCTTGCCCATCCCCAAGTCAGAGAGCCAACAGAGAGGCTATTATGCATACATCTCCTACGTTATACATATATTCATACTTCAATGAAACTAGAGAAGGTATACGTACATATGCGTCTGCTTACAGATTATTCTACAAAGAATATGACAAAGGCATAATACTAGATAAGCACACGTTACCTAAATGCAGCAAAAAGGACATATGTTCAGGATTGTTTCTAGGTAGAGCTTTGTTATGTGCGTTCCAAACTTATCCAGTACAAGACCAGAAAGAAGTAGTAGTTTATTTAGATGATGAATATTTTTACAACGTAGTTACTAGGTATATAAGTAATTGGAAATCACTAGGATGGAAAACAACAAAAGGATCCCCTCCGCGATGCGTAGACATGTGGAGGTCTTTATATAGGCATTTGTTTAATCTAGGAATAAATGTAAAATTCTACTTTGTATACCCAGCAGCTACCTTCCCTGGCAATGATTTTTATGAACATTCACTATTACTAAAAGATTTAAAGGCTAGTATAGTTGCTCATATCAAATCCAGAAGTTATTCCCAGGATTGGGCACATCTAAATGGGATAACATATAATGATATAATTATTAGCGATGATGGCACTAACCATAATCTTGGTTGGTTAGATTTTATGTACCCAGATAAGGAGAAATATAGCGTCTATGTTAGATCCTAAAACAGAAGCTACCAAGTTGTTAGAGCACTTCTGGGCTTGGCGTACTTTTCCAGTAAGCCCTGTGGTCATTGCTAGGCGGCTTGGGTTGGAGGTGTTTGAAACAGAATTACCTGGTAATGTATCTGGCGCTTTGCTTAAGGAAGCAGGCCATGATCCTATGATTACTATTGATAGGGATGACCACCCCAGCAGAAAGCGCTTTTCCTGCGCTCGAGAGCTTGGTAATTATATTTCTCGCGTTAACTCTGGTGAGTCTACCAGCGAGTATGGGTATGTAGATTTTCGTGGTAAATCAGATCATGAGGATGTTTTTGCAAACCAGTTCGCCGCACATCTGCTGATGCCAAATGAAATGGTTGAAGATTTGCAAAAACGTGGCTGGAGCCATTATAAGATGGCTGATTTCTTTGGTGTTTCATTAGAGTATCTGAAACATAGGATGACCAATTGAAACGATAGCATAAACTTATCTAGAAATTTACTAAGCTTCCAACTATCCGGTAATCCAGGATAGTTGCCATCATTAAGGAGACATATTATGGAATACCATGAAATACAAATGCTAGCCTGGGCAGCGTTGGGGCTGACAGATGAGCAGACAGAGGAATTGATAAAGGATCCAAAAGATGGAGGCTTAAACCCTCTGCTAATGGAAGAGCTTGGTGTCAACCTACACCAATTTCAGATGGTAGCCGAGAAGCTACTAAAGCTAACCCCATTAGTTGAGCATGCAGTCACCGGAGAGCTGTATAACGCTTTCGTTCTACCAGGTGGTTGGGACGGCTACCACGCGCTAATAATGGAACCAGGGAAGGAAGATTAAGGATGTTATATCTAGATAAATTCAAATTCAAGAATAAGCAATTAAGGTTTGTTGAAGAAGTAGATGACTATTTTTTCGTTATAAAAGATTTATGTATTTTAGCTGGAGCACATAGCTACCTAAGCATATTATCTAGGTTAAAGCCTGAAAACAAACAATGTGTTCGCTTAATGGTTAATTCAACACCGAAGAATGTTAATTTCATACTATCCAGTGACTTACATATACTAGCTGATATAATAGGTACACCTAAGGCTGCTAGAGTTTTGTCACAATTAGAAGAGCTTGTAAAATCCTGGAGATAGTTCATAATTAGATTGCAAGCCAGGAAGTCACGTCTTTCAGCTCCAGGGATGTGATTTCATATTTAAGCCCCCTACTATTTGTCTTCCGCTGGTTGGGGGCTTCTTTATTCAGTATGCTACTATTAAATTGTGCTCCCCACTGAATATCATCTAATGTTCATATCAAAGAAAATAGCAATATTATATACATCCTCACATGTTGCTAATCCAAGAGTTCCCAAAGAGTCAAAGGTTGGTGCATGGGCTTTTAGTCTCACCCCAATACCAGTATCTGCTAATCATGCAGATCATAAATATATAGCTTCGTTCGATGCTGAAGTTGCTACAGGGGTTGGGATCCCAGATATGTACGAGGAACGCTACTACCCAACAGACAGGTCTCTAGCTATTTTAGCTGCCATAAGGGCTGTACATACTGCCTGGAAAATGGGATATTTAAAAGCTATTGTGTATTGCGATGATAGCTTTGTCGTGTCTTGCATAACCAATGAAATCCATGAATGGCGTAAGAACCGCTGGAAAACAAGACTCGGTACTCTCAGGAATAAAGGATTGTGGATAGATTTGTATAGCCTTGTATATGACAAGGGTATAGATGTTGACTTCAAATATGTAAGTAGGAGAGTAGACACACCTAACAATTTTATGGTAGCTCGCCTAGCTAATGACGCAGCTATGAGTTACCTATATAGCTTAGACTAGGAGGCAGCTATGAAGATACCAACTAAGGCAGTATCACAGACTGGTGTTGGAACCAGTGAAGCAATAAGCATTAAGTCTAGTACTAGAGTTAGCGGATTGGTTAAAGTTGAAGGTACAGTTAACTACACTGTAGAGCATTCATTAGATGACATAAATTTTATCGAGAATACAGACGTAGTTAGTCAATCTGCTGATATTGATTTCAATTATATATTACCGCTTGGAAGTGTTAGAGTTAAAGTAAATAGTGGAACAGGTACAGCCACATTGGTAATCAGGCAAGTTATAGATTAGAGGTATGTTATTATGAGCAAGTTAGGGAGTACTTCAGGTTCTATAAATCCTGACATCTGGACTGGGAATTCGCAACCTGGTGCTCCAGGACCAGCAGGTCCACAGGGGCCGCAAGGGGATCCTGGTGTAGTGCAGAGTATTGTTGCTGGTACTGACATATCAGTTGACGCAACTGATCCGGCAAATCCAATAGTGTCTAGCACTGGCGGAGGCGGTGGAGGTGGCAGCGCCACGTATACACAGAATATGGGACCCCAGGCAACATCAATTAGTACATCTTCATTTGCCAGCAAAGGAATATGGTTTACTGTAGACACTACTATAACTATCCATTCAGTTGAATGTTTGTATGATCCTGGTACAAGTGAGTCTTACAAAGTAGTAATAATTAAAGAAGAAGAGTTAATTCCTAGACAGATAGCTGCTGTATTAGGCACAAGTAACACATTAACCGCCCCAGCTCTAGTTGTTACTCATTTTGGTCACTTCGCTTTTGATACACCTGTGCAACTCACAGCTGACCCATCAGCCCAATATGCTGTTCTGTTAGTATTAACCAGTGGCACTGGTAGTTCAACATGTAGAATAGTTTTTACTGGTGATAGCATTAATCCAAATGGTCCACATATTTCTTCTTTTGAGCAAGCCAGGACTGCTGATAATGACCCACAAGTAGGTGATGATTTCACCTATGGAAGCGGCACACCAACAGCTAATGGTGGTGTAGGTATATTAATACATTACACTTTGGGATAACATTATGACTTACACATACAAATGCAGTAAGTGTAAACATATACAAGAGGTTAAGCATGGAATGCTGGAGCAACCGGAGATAATTTGCAAAGAATGTGGAAATCTTATAACAGAGAAAATTATAGTTTACCCTCCACGTACCATGAAATTATCTCCTTGGAAAAACAGGTACAACGGCTAAGGGGATAATTATGAATCTTAAAGACAAGAGAACTATAAACACTACCAAGCCATTAGGCATTGGCAGCTTACCCATAGACGATAAGCTGTACATGGCTACTAATGGTTTGTTCTGGGAACGCCGCCATTGCAACGTGGCCTTCTACCGTGGTGTACCACCGCCATATACGCTGAAGCGCCAGGATCATCTCATAGATGGTGTTACATACAAGTCAATGTATTTGATTTACATGACCTGCGCCACTGAGTATGAAGCAGCTATGAAACTGGTTGGTACTCTGCCTCATTGGCAGAAGCTATGTAAGTCACCCTGGTTCTACGACGAGCTATTGAAATGGCGTGAGGATATGCGCCTCCGGGATGAAGCTATGGCCAAGCAAATACTACTGGCTGCCGCGAAGGAAGGTGATTTATCCGCTGCACGTTCCGTGATCAAGCTCAGCCAACCAAAGACCAGGAGTACCCAACCCAAAAAAGCTCAGGATAGAGTACAGGACAGCATGAGCCTAGACCAAGTTGATGAATTGCTCGATCATGCTGACAGTGTTCCTATAGATAAGAGCAAGATGAATTAGCATGAAAGATAGAAAGAGTAGAATAGAATCTCTCAGAGAAGAATGCTACGATTCTTTGTGGAAGTTTGCACACACAGTTGTTCCATATAGAGTATATGGTGAATGTCATAGGGATATCTTTGATTTTTGGCAGAAGGCAGAAGTAGAGAATATAAATAATACATTAGTTTTAATTCCGCGAGATCACGGAAAAAGCTTTTGCTTAGCTATCAGATGTTGTTGGGAGATATATCGTAATCCAGCTATAACAATCATATATGTATCTGCAACAATGGGGCTAGCAGAAAGGCAATTACTTGAGATAAAAAATGTATTAACTTCTAATCCTTTTAGGATGTTAAGTCCTGATATGATAAATAAGGAAGAGAAGCGACGCAAGATGTGGAATACCCAGGCAATAATTGTTGACCACCCAACAAGGATACGTGAAGGCGTACGTGATCCAACAGTATCTATTGCCGGGCTAGAATCCAACATAACAGGCTGGCACTGCGGCTTCCTGGCTAAGGATGACGTCGTGGTTAAAGACAACGCCTACACCTTGACAGCCCGTAAGAAAGTAGAAGATTCGTGTTCTCAGTTAGCTTCAGTGCTCAGCACCGGCGGAGTAGAGTGCTGTGTCGGTACTCGCTATCACCCTGACGACCATTACAATACACTGATAAACATGTACGAAGATATCAGGGATGAGGAAACAGGTGATTACATAGATGAACGAAAAGTATACGCTGTGCATGAAAGACAGGTAGAGGACAATGGTGTGTTCTTGTGGCCTAGACAGCGCCGAGCGTATGATGGTGCAATGTTTGGTTTCAATTGGGCTGAGCTTGAAAGGAAGAAAGCAAAGTATACAGACAGATTGCAATACTACGCGCAGTATTATAATAATCCAAACGACTTGGAAAAGCGTAGATTAATGCGCATAAACTTCAATTATTACAAGAAAGAGCATATAGTACGTAAGGGTGGTAATTGGTATTATAGGGAGCGCAAGCTAAATGTTTATGCATCAATGGACTTCGCCTTTTCAAAAAGAATAAAAGCAGATTATTCATGCATAGTTGTATTTGGCATAGACTGGGAATTCAACATTTACGTTCTACAGATTGACAGGTTCAGGACTGATAACACTGCCGGGTATTTTAAATATCTGAGGAACTCAATAGTTAGATGGGAATACACACAGCTTAGGGCTGAGGTTACGGCAGCTCAGGTTGTGATAGTGAATAGCTTGAAGGACTTAATTCTCAGCGAAGGCTTGCATGTCAGGATAGAACAGCACAGGCCATTAGGTAGGGATGGGGCCAAGGAAGAAAGGATTGATGCTGCATTATTGCCACGCTATGAAGAAGGTAAGATTTACCATTATAAAGGCGGTGAATGCACATTATTGGAAGAAGAGATAATATTGGATAATCCAGAGCACGATGATATTAGCGATGCTTTAGCTTCTGGGATATCAGCCAACTTTATTTGCCGGCCACGGCGACCAAGAGATTCAGATTTCGAAGATCAATATACTGTATTGAAGTCACATCGACGTTTCGGTGGGGCCTACTAACTAATAACTAGGTGAACACTATGAGCACTAATGCAAAGAGTATAGTAGCGCTGCTAACCCCACATTCATTAGCTAGTGAAATAAGCAACATGTGGTCAACCTATAAAAACGCCAGGGTTGATTGGGAAAATGAAATGATAGAGTTGCGTACTTTTCTCTATGCCACCAGCACAAAAGACACGCAAGTAGGGATGCTGCCGTTCAAAAACAGCACAACGATACCAAAACTAGCTCAGATAGCTGTGAATTTGATGGCTAACTACTCCGCTCATTTGTTCGCTTCTCCCGAATGGGCATCCTTTGAGGGTTTTGATAACGATTCACTTAGTAAAGAAAACAGAAGAGTTATAGAAGCCTACGTGAGAACAAAGATAAAAAGAAAAGATTACGAGCACGAACTTAAGAAATGCCTAACTGATTGGGTTAATACAGGGGTATGTTTCGCCTCACAACGGTACGTCACCGAGTATGGTGTTGACCCAATGGGTAATGAAAAAGTGCTATATCAAGGAACTGTGCTGGAAAGGATACCGCCACAAGATATAGTTTTTGACGTTACCGCAGACTCATTTGATAAAGCTATTAAGATAGTTAGGCGGGTTTACACACTAGGTGATATAGCAAGAGACATCGAGGAGAACTCTGGATCTTATTTCACCAAAGAAGATCTTGAAAACATGCGCGATGTCAGGATAGCTGTACGCCAGTCAGGCATGAAGAAAGCTCCAGAGGGTATAGATTGGGAAGGCTTGAGCTTAACTAGGGATGGTTTTGGGGATTTACTTGAATATATGTCAGGGGATTTGGTAGAAGTTCTAGAATTTTACGGTGATATATACTCAGTAATAGATGGAGAATTTAAAAAGAATCACAAGATAATAATAGCAGATAGACGTTTGGTTATATACGATGAACAACTAACCACAGAGAACGGAAGCCAGAGGCTCTACTACAGCGGATGGGAGCAACGCCCAGATAATTTAATGGCCATCTCTCCGCTAGCGCGGATAGTAGGTATGCAATTTAAGATTGATAAGCTAGAGAATTTACGAGCTGACATATTCGATAAGTTCGCCAACCCTATCACCGTTGAATCTGGTAACGTAGAATTCTACGGGGTATATGGCGCTCCTGGTGGCCGCTACGTAATTGATGATGCACAAGGTAGGGTAAGCTACCTAACTCCCCCGCAGGATGCCCTACAAGCGGATTTCCAGATCAACAACACAATGAACATCATGGAAATGATGGCCGGCTCCCCGCAGAATGCTTCCGGCTTTAGAACCCCTGGAGAGAAAACCAAGTTCGAAGTACAGATACTAGATCAAGGTGCAAATAGAATCTTCAGAGATAAAACAAAGCAATTCGAAAAAGAATTCATAGAGCCAATATTGAATGATATAGTAGCATTCGGTAGGGAGAATCTAGGTGAAGTTGATTTAGTTGGTACTACAAGTAGTGAATTTAATATAGAAACTTTTATAAGTGTTAAACGTGAAGATTTATTTGTATCTGGCCAGATGAGAGCTAGAGGCAGCGCTCTATTTGCAGAAAAAGCAAATGCTTTGCAAAACCTAATGACAATAACTAGCACAGGTCTTGGACAACAGATAGCACCACATATAAGCACCAAGAGATTGGCTAAGGCTGTGGAGGATTTAGCAGACATAGGTAAGTTCAACATTATTATTCCTAATATAGCTATCCAGGAATCAATGGAGCAGCAACAACTTGCTGCTGAAGCGCAAAAACAAATACAAACTGCCGAAGCAGTTGCAGCAGAGGATGAGGTCTTACGAGATGTCCAAGCAGACGAAGATGCTGAGAATTTGCAAGCATAATGCACTAGCTTCCCGCAGGTCTCCACGAGAGATTGTTAATCTTTCCAGGGCCTTTGCGGCGGCTGACAAACCTATAGGGGCGATAGTGGAATTAATAGAACATCAGCTTGATGCGATTGACTATGAACTAAACAATACAAAAGCATTGTACGAACGTGGATCCGCCGAATTGTACGTCGCAGCTCTGCTAGCAAAAAGGTCGTGTCTGCTTGAATTTCATAAATATTTGACTACCTATGTTATTGACGAATTTGGTATAGAGGACTAAACTATGAGCGATCTATTTAATAACAAAGATAATTCTCCAATAGATGGAAAAGCAGCGCTTGAGCAATTAGTAGGGGATAACGCTAAGTATAAAACAGTGGAAGATTTAGCAAAGGCAGCCCTTCATGGGCAAGCGCACATAACCAAGATAGAAGAGGAGAATGCACAATTACGCGATCAAGTTGCGAAGGCAGCCACTGTAGATGAGCTGCTAGCGCAGATAAGGAACGGTAACTTGTCAGAGCATGACCAACCACCTCAAGGGAATTCCGCTGAAAATGACCAAAGTAGGCAGTCCCAAGGGCAAGATACTGTAGATATAGAGGCTCTACTTGAGAAGAAACTAGCAGACCGCGATGCCATTAGTAGAGCACAAGCTAATAGAGAATATGTGACTAAAGTGTTAACCGATAAGTATGGAGACGCAGCAGCAGAATTATATAATGCCGCGAAAGCTTCCGTTGATATCGATTTAACACAGTTGGCAGAAACCAGCCCGAAGGCTGTGTTGAAGCTGGTAACAGCTCATCAGACAGAGAGTAAATCGGCTTCAGGGTTGTCAGGTGGTCATAACCGAGACCAAGGTTCTATGAATTCTGGACAACATGCGTTGAGTAAAAAAGCTATCCAAGCCAGGTATGCAAAAGGTGAGATATCACTTGATCAAAAACACAGACTTGAGAATGATGGCTTCACTCAACTAGGAGAGGATTTTTGGAAATGAGGAATGAGTTATGGCAGGTAATAGCACAGTCAATACGCAAGCCTTAATTCGTACTGAATTATGGCAACAACAATTGGAAGAGATCCTACATGAGCATTTGGTAGGCTTTTCTGGGTTGATGCGGCAAGTTGACTTCCCTGATGGCGATAAATTCACAATGCCTTCAATTGGTACTCCTGTTACTCGGGATCTACCTGAAGGTACTGAAGTTATCTTCGATGCCCTGGACACCGGTGAATCATCCATTACAATGAACGCCCCTATCGTTGCAGCTAATAGCCTAACTGAGGTGCTGCTTGAAGATAGTATGTGGCGCGCAGAATTGTTGGCCGCTATTCCTATGGAACAAGCTATGGCTATCATGGAACGGATCGAAACAGATCTGTTGGCACTAAGTGCCTTCCAATTTGCCGGTACAAGCAATCAAAATTTAATTAACGGTATTGCTCACCGGAAAGTAGCAGGTGGTACTAACGAGGTTATGACTCCGGCTGATTTTGCTTATGCTAAATATGCATTGCAAAAAGCAAAAGTGCCAATGACTAATCTTATGGCGTTAGTTGATCCATCTGTATCATATGCCTTGGAAACATCCACTGACCTAGTTAATGTCACCAATAACCCACGTTGGGAAGGCATCATTGCCACTGGCCTTAACAGTGAATTCAGATTCATCAAAAACGTTTACGGCTTTGACGTCTTTGAATCAAATCTGTTGCCGGCAGCCAATGAAACAATTGACAGCGTAACAACCACAGCCGGTGTTGCTAACTTGTTTATGTCAATGGCGCGCCCTGGTATTAACCCATTTGTACTTGCCTGGCGTAGACAGCCAACCATGAAATCATGGGTTGATGACGATACGGGCGACCTGAAAGTTAAAACTACAGCTCGTTATGGCTCAGGTTTGGTACGTGATGAAAACCTGGTAGTTATTCTTTCAGATACAGATCAAGTCGGATAGGGGGTTATCATGGCACGAGTATCTATCACAACCGGAACCACTGGGGGTAGCACCAAGCGGGCAGCTACTCATTATGGTCCACGGTTACACGAAGACGTAGCACCTGGAAAGCATTCTGTTGATCAAGGTAAAGAAGTGCTTGAGTTTGTTTTTGCTTATGATGATTTGCCAACATATAGCACTGACGAGCTGGTACAGAAACTACCTGCTAATTCCAGGGTATTATCCGCAACATTGAAAGTAATCACACCGTTCGCTGGTGGTACATCATACGATATTGGTCTGTATGAATCAGATGGAACAGAGATTGATGCAGACGGTATTGATGCTGCCGTCCTACTGGCAGCTATTGACGCCGTAGGCGAAACTGTCGATTGCGATGGTGCCTTGGTAGGTAATACTGCTGGTATTGGTACAGCTGCTGGGCAAGTAGTAATTGCTGCCACTGGTACGTTCACTGCCGGTAAGGCGATGCTTTATGTTGAGTATGAGCGTCTATTCGACCGCGCTGAACTGAACGATTAGGGAAAGTACAGATAAGACAAAGGGATCAATAGTGATATTGGTCCCTTATTTTTTAAAGGTGGCAGTATGGCTATTCATAGGGATTTATCTAATGTTGATCTCCACGAACCGAAGGATATAAACACCGCCTCGGCTGGTTCTGTTTACGTCTCTAACGGTGCCGGCTCCGGCGAGTGGAAGGACAATGCCCCAGGCAATTTTGTATTCGTTAACACAGAAGCTGACTTTCCTACGCCAGTTGGTGGGGTAATCACCTTAGAAGATAACACTGTCTATTCAATCGGTGCAGATATTTCAACTACTAACAAGTTCACGTTGGGGCATAATAACGTTATATCTAGCTTTGGTACATCTGGTGTAACACTAACTTACTCAGGTACTGGTGTGATGTTTACCGGTACAGATGTTAACTTCACCATAGACAACGCACGGATTTCCTGCCCTAGTGCAACTTTATTAGACATAAGTGATACTACCCACTCAGTTGTCTTGCGGATGGATTTCTCTACAATCGTTGAATGCGCCAAGCTGGCAGTATTCACCGATCTGCTAGGCACAGTAATCAACCGCTGTTCAATCCTGGATGCAGACCAGGGCGCAGAGTATCTAGGAACAGAAACCTTGCGTTTCATGAACATAACTGATTCAGTCTTTGCTAGTACCTCAGCTAGTTTTGTGGGGTTTGATTTAGGCACCGTAGAGTTTGAATCTTTCTCCATGAACAAGCTAAATTTTAACGCACCAGCCGGGGCAGTTGGTTTAGCCGGTGCTCCATTAGGTGCCAATATCCTATCTGGTTATTTAGGGATAGTTAAAGAAGTTGTGTTTGGTGGTGGTATGGATGCCACAGATGGTAACATTTTGCGAACAGACGACGCTTGGGTGTTCGTAGATAATTTTGGGATCATAGACAGTAATTTACTACCTCTATCTTTCCGCTATATCAATTACGAAGAAGATTTTCCTGCCCCAGTTGGCGGTGTAATAACTCTAGAGCCAGATGTAGTTTATTGGATTGGTGCGGACATAACTACATCAAACAGGTTTGCCCTTAGTTCCAATGCCACTCTATCTATGGCTAGTAATCGCCTTAGCACTTTAACCTATACCGGTGCGAACACGATGTTTACTGGCGAGAATGTTAACTTCTCCGCACGTTTCGCCAGGTTCAGCTGCCCTAACGGAACCATGTTTGATCTAAGTCGCACCTCTGGTGCAGCCATAGTAACCCTAGATTTCTGCGCTTTTGCAGATGTAGCAACCTTAGGCACATTGGATAGTATGACTGCCGTTGCTTCCTACAGGAATGGGTATAGTGACATAGATCAAGGGTTCACAATCCTAGGTACTGGGGGTGTTTTAGACTTCGAGAAATGTTTAGTAGATAGCTCATCTGCAACATTCGTATTTTTAGATTTAGGTACTAGCGTATCTAACACTGTTCTGTTTAGAAGTATGAATTTGGATGCTCCATCAGGAGCCATAGCTATTGAAGGGGCAGCAAACAGCGCTAACATATTAGCAGATCGTGTAGCTCAAGTAACTAATTGCACATTCACTGGTGGTATCGTAGCCACTGGTGGAAACATAGTTCCATCAGATATACGATGGAATTTTGAAGATAACACAGGCCTAGAGAACAGCACATCAGACGCTGAAGTGTATTTAACAGCACAGACTACAGTGACAGTGTCAGCTATAAGTACTTTCTATGATATAGGTGGGGTTAATTGGGCTAGTGATTTTGCTTCTAGGTTTACAACCACCACGGCAGGTGTGGTTACTTACATAGGGGAACGGGACTTACCTATTACTGTTACCGGAACGGCTACCGTTAGTAAAGTTGGTGGTGGTTCAGACGTAATAGCAATGCGCATAGCTATAAACGGTACTCCAGCAGCTAAGACTAACACACAGACACAGAATGCAACCCCAACAGCACTACCTGTTAATGGATTATTCACATTATCCACCGGGGACACCGTATCATTACAAGTAGCTAATAATACTACGACAGCTAACATAGTATGTGATAACTCATGCTTAGTTATAAGAGGATAATATTATGGCTAGAAGAGGAGGGTTATCACAGATATTTACCCCGGTTAAGGGGTTTGTGACGGAGTTTACCCCCACCCAGTTTCCTAGCGACGCTGCTGTAGACATAGACAATTGCATAATCGATATCGATGGGTCTGTACGGCGTCGCCCAGGGCTGAGTTATGAGGTGAACTACGTCTTAAACCAAGTTGATAGCGGTGTGTTGGGGATTTCTGAGACAGAAGATTTATCAATAAATACATTCTTATGGGAGAATGTTAATAACTCTGGAACATTTAACATTGTGGTAGTACAAGTAGGGCTTATCCTACAATTCTACCCACAGGTTGGTACTATATCTTCTGGATTGATAGGTGAATTAGATATATCACCATTTGTTGCTGGGGATATACCAACAGCTAAGAGTGCTAGGCTCAGCTACACGCAAGGCTTAGGCAACCTGTACATAACTAACGATTATATGCAGCCAACACAAATAACTTATATTGATGGAGTTGGCTTCATAGCTATATCGATCCCATTATATGAAAGAGATTTCACTGGTGTAGATGATAGCCTGTCAATTAATGAAAGACCTTTACTACTCACCCCAGAGCATTACTACAACTTATTGAACCAGGGGTGGAATGATACTAACTTATTGATATTTGCTGGGTTGCCATCAACAACATCCATTGAGGAGGCGATGGTAACAACGGGCACCCTGGCCGCTGCCGGCAGTAATGATTGGCCAAGTAATGCCGATATAATGTACTTAGGTTTCACCGTGGATGGCTCGGGTAATCCAGTATTTGAAAGATCTGCATTAACCCAAGAGCATTATCTGGGCACTACGCCGGCACCGAAGGGACACTTCGTAATAGACGCCTTTACACAAAACAGGAACAATGCGCTGAGGTCTGTAACCATACCCATAGTGATCAGTACCCCTGGAGGTGATTCGCTTGAAGACCTAGGGCTAACCTCTAAATTCCCAGAAGCGTTCTTAGAACCAGTTAACAAGCAAGTTAGCACAAAGAATATATTATCTTCAGATAGCATACGAACCCTAGTAAACAGACCGCCGGCAATAGCATTCCACAATGGTAAGCTTTTCTATGCCAGGAATGAGTCAACGAACTTATCCACAGGAGTTTACTATTCCAGGACATTGATAAGCACCAAATTCATAGGCCAGTGTTTCCCCGAGGCAGATCCTACAGCGGAAGAAATAAACGAATTAATAGCCACAGATGGTGGTTTTGTATCAACACCGAATGTAGGTGAGATATTAACTCTGTCAGAATTCCATAATGGTGTGTTGATAGGTGCAAGCAATGGTATCTGGTATCTCACCGGAGCTGATGTAGATAGTGGCTTCACAGCCACCAGTAATCGCCTGGTGAAGATTTCCGATACGGGCCTACTCAGTGTCAGCTCTTATGTTAACACCGGCTCTACGGCTTACTACTTCAGCCTAGAGGGCATTATGGTAGTGACCCTCGGGCAGATAGGTATTCCTACGGTTACCAACCTTACTGAGAAAACTATTCAGGCTTATTATGTTAGCCAAGACAAAAACAGTTTGAGTAATGCAATTGGTATTCACATCCCAGAGCAAAGGAAAGTTTACTGGGGGTTTGTAGGTGATACAGATAATGAGCATATCGACACTATATTGGTACTAGACCTTAACATAGGTGGTTTTTATAAGTATTCAATTGCAGTAGATAATGCTAATGATTATCCTAGAGTATTAGGATTCACCTCTATACCACCACTAGTAGCCACAGAAGTATCAGAAGACTTAACAACTATCTCCGGGGAAACCATATATCTAATTGATGGGGTTACGCCGGTGACATCCACTGTGCAAATAACATCAACCCAATTCCCACAGCTCAAGCTACTCACCGCTGTTAACTCTACAGTCCAGGGTGGTTGGTTGCTAACATTCTCTGAATTCAATAGTCGATCCTTCAAAGATTGGGACTTTGCTCCTCTCGGCGGTGTGAATTACTCCAGCTATATAGAGTTTGGTTATAACTACATGGGGGCTGTACATACTAGAGGTACAGCAATTTATGTACATAGCTATTTCTCTAAGGAAAGTAAGAACTTAAAACAAGGTGGTTACTACGAACTGCCATCGTTTTCTGTATCTGGTGGGTTCAGGCCTACCCAATCTGTTGTTGAGGGATTATATACAGGCACCGCATTATTACGGCCAACTCAATCTATCGTTGAGGGGATATACACAGGTAGCGCAGAGCTGCGCACTACACAGAGTGTAACAGAGTTTATATGGGATTAATGCAGAGGTAGATATGGCTATTAAATTTTTTACATCATTTGACCACTACGATACAGATACATTACCACGTAGATTTGACGCTGCTTTCGGTACAGCAATTTCTATAAGCACTACCTCAGGGAGGTTTGGTGGGCATGCTTTAGTTATCGATGGGGGTAGTGACGAATATTTATCAAAGAATGTAGAATTACAACAAGGTAGTGCTGTTATTGTTGGGTTCGCTTATAAAGCTATAGGTGCTCTCCAGGAAACCTCAATAACGCTAACAGGTGAATCAGCTGGATCTTCACATGAGCAATTATCAATTAATATTAGGTCTGATACTGGAGTAATAGCAGTTAGGCGTGGGAGACATGATATAGGTACTCTATTAGCCACAAGCAGCCCAGGAGTTATAAGTGATGATGTATGGGCACACATAGAATTTAAGGCTGTTATAGATAATTCATCTGGGAGCGTCGAAGTACGTGTTGACACCATTCCTGTTTTAACCATATCAAGCGTTGACACGCAAGGATTAGCAACAAATAGTGTCACAGCTGTACAGGTTGTATGTACTGGATCATCTGTTGCACTAGGTCTAATTGATAGTATGTGGGTAATGGACGGCACAGGAGCAGCACCATTTAATGATTTCCTAGGGGATAAAAGGGTAAGTGTAAAAAATCCTAAAGCTGCTGGTACTTCAACACAATTTTCCCCTCTTAGTGGTAGCAACTACGAAATGGTTGATGAGACCATAATCGACGAAGATACTACTTACAATGAGAGTGGATCCGTCGGTGCAGAAGATAATTTTACTCAGCAAACAACAACAGATATAGGTGTATCACCAAGCACTGTATACGCAGTGCAAACAGTTAATTGTGTTAGAAAGACTGATGCAGCTGAGGTGCGTTACCAGGATGTATTCGTATCCGGCGGCACTTCCTACTACTCAGCAGATAAGGAAGCTAGTAGCAGTTACTATTGCACAGCTTTCATCCACCAAGTAGACCCGAGCACCGGGATAGCGTGGACTGTGTCAGGCCTTGATGCTGCTGCCTCAGGGTACAAGCTAACCTTCAAGGAAACATAGTATGACACCAAGTGATTTTTATAGCTGCTTGTTAAGCAGCAAGTGGGATTGGGGAAATAGCTCAATCTCTGGTAAATACAGTTCCACGGCCGAGTCGTGGATGTATTCAACATTACATCTTAACAGTGTTAATGGCATCGAAGCAGATTATCCGTTCGACGTAGTAGACACACGAATAAGAACTAGGGGAGTAGGACGTACAGTAGTACTAAGATATGAGAGTACAGAAGGAAAGGACTTCGAGCTTCTTGGGTTCGCAATGGAATTCACCACAACAACTCGGGGGTAGCAAAAATGCCAGCAATAGTAGCTAAACGGGGTGGTAAATGGAGAGTAGTTGAGAAAGGAACTGGTAAGCTTGTTACGAAAAATAACAAGGCTGTAGATGGTGGTGGACATTCCAGCAAGAAAGCAGCGCAAGCGCAAGCAACGGCTATTAATATACCAAAATCTCAAAGGAAATAACGGTATGAGCGACGGGCGTAGGAGAAGAATACGAAAGAGAGCTAGATGTTTTTTAAGAAAGAGAAAGATGTTAGCGCTAGGAACTGGAATTAAAGCATTACCTAAAGCCCCTGTTAAGGAGATCATGAACAATGACGCAGAGAACAATCTTAGAACTAGTCCAGGATATAGGCCGTAGTATTGGATCTGATGAGATCGACTCTTTGGACGAAACTACTGAATCAGATGATATTCTCAACTTTCTAATAATGGCTTTTGATGAGGTAATACAGCGTAGAGATTGGGAGTTTGCTAGGAACAGAGTTAGAGTGCTAGATGCCAGGGAGGCAGGAGACACACAAATAAACAGGCTGAAGATACCAACAGATATAATGCAATTGTCCGAGCTGGTACTCCGCTACCGTTCACCAACAGATAGCCGTGATGAAGTATTTAAAGAGCTTGTCTATCTAGCCCCATACGATTTCCTAGAACACGTCCAGCAATTAAACGAAAACGATTCCAATGTAGACACCATACTAAATACTGATGGTGTATCTATGTTGATTCGTAATGACGCAGATCCTACTTATTACACGTCGTTCGATGAACAATATATATGGTTTGATGCTTACGACAGCTCCAGGGGTACAGGCAACATAGCCGGGGATGCCATAATTCTAGGTACTATCTTACCAACGGTTGATTGGACTAACGAGGCTGCATTCCTCCCTGTCCCGGAAAGAGTTGAAAGGCTCATATTAGAGGAGGCTATACAGCTGTGCTCAGTTAGGCTACGGCAGGTGCCGGACCCAATCGCAGCACGTAACGCTAACAGGCAATTCAACAGATTGAGGGAGTCGGAGGCGAGAGTAAACAAAGATAGAAACGAAATAGATTATTCAAGAAGATGGAGATAACTAAATGTCTATTAAAGAAAAAGTAGTTTTATGTACTACCCCTGGAGGGAAGACAATAGAGTTTGTACGCAAAGGGCGTATAGGGGTTATCCAGTTCTCTACAGGAGGCCAGCTACCCCCCGAGCTACTAGGCGGGTGGACAGATCAGAAGAACGCTAAGATAGCAGCTGACAACTACTTAGCAAAACTTCAATACGAAGATAAAAAAGGTAAATAACAACTAAAAGGCTGTGTATGTATTTATCATATGCAGCCTTTAAAGGAGCCTGATTATGGCTGTAAAAATAAAAGAGATATCAGCTAGGAAGATGATAGATTTGATGAATGATAAATTAGCTGAGGCTCATTGGGATGAAGTGCGCACCGCTGACGCTGCGCTAAACATCGATGTGGAGCAGCATTTAGAAATGGAAAGGACAGGCTTCTTGAAAGCCATTGGTGCTTTCGATGAGGATAATTTGGTTGGGTATTTAGTCGTTGTTACAGTACCTGTACAGCACATATCCGGCGAATATGAATTGCTAACCAACACATTCTATGTAGACCCAGAATATAGAAATTCCGGGGTGTTTAAATCATTGCTTGGTTACGCAGAGGGGCTATGCCGGCGCTATGGCATACGGTGGCTATCTGTTGCACCAAGCATGCGCTTCGAGCATGTTTCTGAATTTGAAGAGTTTTTAAGGAAAAATAGTTTTGCTCACACATATTCTACTTACACAAGGGAAGTGTTGATAGATGATGTTGAAGAGGAATAAATTATGGTAGCACTATCAACAGTAGCGTCATTCGCGGCAATAGCTAGCGCCGGTGCAGGAGTAGCTTCAGCTATCAGCCAGCGTAATCAGGCTAAGCAGGTGGCGGCGGAACAGCGCCGGCAGGCGCAGATCAGTAACAGATTGGCAAGAGCTGAGAGAGCTAGGCAAGTGCGGCAACGTATCGCACAGACCAGGGTACGAAGAGCTGAGCTACAACAGCTTGGTGTAGGCCTAGGAGTTCCAGGAAGCTCCGCCGTTGCACAGGCAACAGGTGCGTTAACATCTGATCTGGCCACAACATTAGGTGCGTCTCAGAGACAACTAGGCACTGCTGAGCTACTTGCTGCAAGCCAGAACCAAATCTCAACCATTCAATCGCAGTTGAATCCGTTCGCAGCCATTCAAACACTGGCACAACCATTTGCTGACCCGCAATTGCTAAGGGCCATTGGTTTTGGTGGATGACCTTAAGGAAGGTGTAAAGAGGAATCATCACAATGCCAGATAACAAAGCAAATATATCCCCTGGGACACTAGGACAATTGGAAACAGCACCAGATGCTGTACAGCCAATTACTCCAGATTTCTTTGCTGAGATGTACGGCAAACAAATCACAGGCAGCAGGGAAACAGCAATGCGCGCTGGCCAGATAGCCGCAATACTAGGCAACTTCGGCGACGAGCAAACCGTAGATAGGGCCAGATACACTTACGACGGGCGCAATTCAGCCAACAATGCGGCACAGGAATTTTATGACAGGCTCCTCAAGGAGAACGATGCCTACCTGGAAAGCGTTAGGTCTACTTCCGTGGCACCAATCAATACCGAGGTGCATGTTAAGCAAGGAATAGAGCAGAGGAAGAAGATAACAGAGAATAGAACAGCTCCTACAGCTACCGAAAAGGCTCTGGTTGAGTCTTTAGCTACTACAGCTGAGGAGGATTTCAGGAAGCAGAAAGAGTTCTTGCTAGCTGCCCGTAACGATGTGGCCATGATGGCTGACCAAAACGGGATATTTGATACGATAACTGATATGGCATCCTATTTCATACCCTTTGGTGAAATAAAGGATATCATTGATATAAAGGGAGAAATAGCAAATAACAAGGTATTATCTGAGACCCTGTCAGCCGACAGCATAGAGGGTATGGTAACCAGCTTCCAGGCATTGCCGCTAGAGCGTAAGGAAGCGGTATGGCCAGAGCTTATGCAAGCTGTTATCAGGGCTACCGGCACCGAATTTATCGGATTAATAGACAAAGATAAGAATCTCCTGGAAGCCTCCAGCATACTAATGCAGTTTCTCCAGCCGTTAGGCGGAGAGAAGCTACAGAGTCAAGCTACGTTAGATGCAGCATTCAGCTCTGCTGATGTATTGCCGGCACAAGCGTTAGCCAAGCTAGGCAAGCTGGGCAAACTTACCAAAGCTCGTATGGGGGAAGCTATGAAGATAGCGGCGGAGGACACCATACGCCGCAGTAACTTAGTTAAAACAGCCAGTGACTTAGGCAACAAAAAGCAAGCGGCAGTGGTTAATATCAAGTCAATGCTAGATGACGCTGTCGCTGAATCTGCTGGTATGACTAAGCAACAAGCCAGGGACAATATGATCCCTACCACTCCCACAGCGTTTGACCCGGAGAAAGCAGAGGGGTTGTCAGGAGCTATTGTCGAGGAACTGAACAATTATCAAAGGCAAGCGCAAGGGTTTGTTCGTAGTATCACAGATGAAAGTGACTTGCTCAAAATAGGGGCGCTTGATAAGTCTGATAGGAAGCGTGTTGTATCCAATTTCCTACAAGATATGGATAGAAAAGGAGAGGATTTATTAACTGAAGGTATCCATCTAGATAATGTCAAGATATTGAAACAAGACGATACAGGATTTGAATTCTCTTACGATCTACTAAACACAAAAGTTCAAACTACAAAAACATTACAGCGTAAACCAGGTAGAGGATTCCAGAAAGGCAAGAGCAGGACACAAGTAATCAAGACCACTGTCGCCCCGAAAACCCACACCGGCCGTATGTCGTGGCGCATCAATGCGAACACCGGCCATTACGGTGAAACCACGGACGACTTGCTTAAATTCCAAGGTGTTACAGGCGGTAGATCCCCATCTGCCTGGAGTAAGATGGGAGTAGATGGCCGTTTAGATTTCGGCGATACAGTTAAGCAAGCTATCCAATTACAAGATACAGCTAATGCCACAAAAGTACGGATGAATAGGCTATGGCTGGACGCCAATAGCAAGATACTTGGTGTGTCAAATACCAAGAAAAGGCAGTTACTTGATGCGATAGAGCTAGAAGGTGATGATTTCGTGAATCCTGAATCATCTGCCAGAGGTAAAGTATTTAACCAAGCAGAGTTAGCTGCCAGGGGACTAACCGATCCAGAATTTGTAGAAGCATACTATAAGCGCCGTATATTCGCAGACCAATTACACGCCATGCGAAACTATGCCTCCCGCAGGGAGCTTGAGCTAGGTGGTTTCGGGGTAACCAGAGTGCAAGGCAATGAGGTTATCGGGAAGATGTTTGATACACCGGAGTCGGCGCTAATGTCTTTGCGCACTAAGGCCGGCCACCATGTGCTGAAGCAAGATACATTGGAAGTAGTACCCTGGAGTGATGACTTGATACAGCAAGCCTACGCTAAAGACCAAAGACTTGTGCGTACCAGATACGATTACAATACCACTGGTGCCGGTGAAATGGCTAAAGGTGGGGAGCGCGTAGAATACATCCTCATCAACAGCTCCAAGCGTATGCGGGAGTTGCCAGAACAGATAATTCCTTACCATCCAGGTTACGTACCGAAGATCAATGAAGGTGTGGAATTCGTATTGCGGCAAAGACTACCTTATTCCAAAGCAGGGGAACCCACAGCACACAGAACAACAGCGCTACGGGCATTCAGCTCTCGCGCGGATTTGGAACAGTTCAAAAACCAGCTGGTAGAAGATGAACTGCTTAAGCTAAATGTGGTTAACAAAACACCAGAGGATGTACAGCGGCTACGCGAGGCTATAGCCCAGCAATATGAAGTAGCCGATGGCTCAGTGATGGGTCAACTAGAGCGTATGGAGAACGCACTATCCAGCGGCGAAGGGTTGTACGTAGGCACAAGGGCTAAGGGTGATCTGTTGCTTGGTTTGAAAGGGGTACAGCCAGAGCGTATGCGTCCGTCAGAAGCATACCAACGGTACATATCTCATGCTGCCAAAGTGGTATCAATGAATGAATGGCGCATTGGTGCTGAACAGAAGTGGCTGAACACTGTGCGCCGGTACTCCCACAAGCTAGGTAACCCGGAGATTAAGGGATTCAATTCAACACAGCTCAACTCTGACACAGCCCTTGGTAGATCTCTGAACTTGCAACGTGAACAGATAAAAGTTTGGAATGGGGTGCCAACCAAAGAAGAAACATTAATGGAGAATTGGATACAGAAACTGCATGATTGGGCGTTAACCGGTAAAAGAACTCTCGGCATTACCGCAGAGAATGTCCCTTCTGTTTTGTACCTGAAACATGCCAATCCTGTTAATGCACTTAAAGCAGTAACTATGCATACCTTGATTGGTACTCTAAATCCTGTCCAGGCATTCATACAAGCACAAGCAGCTACAGTTGCTCTATCTATCCTACCTGTCAAGGATGTACCTAAGGTATTGAAAGTTGGGTGGAATTTCAGAACACTGGATAACGTACTAGACAGTACTGTCTTACGAGAATCAATAACTCTGATGAAACGTAAAGGGATTTTGTCAGCGGATGATGCCGCTAAATACAATTTATGGAGAAAGTCAGGATTAGTAGAGGCTGTAGAGACTAATGCAGACGTAGCCATGATGGGGAGCACAGGCTTAGGGGTATCCCAAGCTGTGATGGGCAAGATAGAGAACGCTTCTCTGTACATCTGGAGAGGTGGCGAGAAGATGAATAGACGCTGGTCTTTCTTGGCAGCCCTGGAAGATTGGAAAAACAAGAACCCTAATAAACTATTCGAATCAATAGATGACGATACTCTATCCGGGATAGTAGCTGAGGCCAATAAAGCAATGCTTGAACTAAACAGGGCTAACGCTGCGTGGTGGCAAGGTGGATATGGTTCTGGTGTTGGAAGACAACTACTTGGTATGGCCACCCAATTTATGCAGGTGCAGGCCAAAGTGGGTGAGCTCATATTGAAGGGGCCGAGCAGAGGCGGCTTCACTCGCGAACAGAAAACCAGGATAGCATTGGCACAGATTGGTTTATATGGTGCGGCCGGCATGCCCATAATTGGCGCAGTAGTTCCAACAATGCTAAGCAGGCTTGGGGTTGATCCAACCCCGGAAGTCGCCAATGCTGTGAACCAAGGTATAGCTGGTGTATTCCTGCATGAATTCCTTGGTGCAGAAATAGACATAGCCAACAGGGCGGCATTGGGTGCTGCTATCTTCCAGTCACTCAGAGATATAGCTACAAACGATGATCCGCTATGGCTAGCCGCATTCGGTGCCAGTGCGGAGACAGGTAGCAGATTCTTCCGTGCGCTTGATAAGGCATCAGTGATGTTCTTGGCTGATAACAGGAGTGAACAGGACTTAACAACAGCCCAGCTAAAAGAAGGACTGACAGCCCTACTAACCGAAATACCATCTGGTGGCAGGAATCTGATGAAAGCATGGATAATGCATAGATACAACAAGATATTGGATAGGAGAAATAGACCAGTAGTTGAAGATGACTTCAATCTTGCTACAGAAATAGCTGTTGGCCTTGGTTTCAGACCTACTGATGAAACCAGAACACGTATGCTTCAACTGGACAATAGGGACTTTGACCAGCTAGTACGCGAATACTCAGACACTATCATAGATATGCACCATGACCTGGTGTACAAATACGATTTTGATGATCAACACGCTGAGGTAATGCGGGTGAAGCGGCAACTACTGCTAGAGTCTATCGATGATCCAGTTCTCATCCAGAAGATAAATGAGTCTGTAGAGCGTAGGGTATTCACGGATCCTAAAACTATTAAGGAGAGGGAGCTTAAGAAATATTGGGATAGGCTAAGCGGTGAGTTGACAGAAAATATCATGCTCGACGCCGGCATAGTTAAAACTGTATTCAGTAGAGACCAGGCTATTACTCAACCATTCAGTGGTGTACTAGACAAAGAGGAATAAATTATGGCTGGACCATTTGGTTACAAGGGGGAAGTAGCTAACATAGCCCCAGTACAGCTCAGGGGAGGCTTCACTCCTGTGGATAACAATGCTGTTGTACAGCAAGTAGGCCAGGCCATTCAGGTTGTTGGAGGTATAGCGAAAGAAAATTACAAGAGGAACATACAAGAAGAGATAGCAACTAAGGCACAGTCACTAGAGCTTGCCCTAACCGCCAGGGCCTTCCCAAAATTTGCTAATCAATTGTTCTCTGAGTATGCCAAGGATGATCCAATAGTAAAAAATGCAATGATGGAAATGGGTGATATAAGCAATGCCTTACGGCAGGGTGTGTTACCTCATCAATATGCGTTGCAACGCTTATCAGTGATAAAGAGCAATGCAATAGAAGCAGCCCCGGAATTCGCTGATGAAATATCCGCTGCCGTGCAGGATGTAACAGGAAGGGATCCTAATAAAGCATTCTTTGCAGAGCTATTGGCACCGCGCCAGCTCACCGAGCAAGAAAAAGCTGTGCAACAAGCCGAGAAGAAAATACAGGAGCAGATGGCTCTAACCGGCTTTGACAGAAACACCGTGGTGACAGCTAACCAAGCTAGATTCATGGCTGATTTAGAAGATAACCAATTGAAAGCATTGACTAAACGTGGGGAGAGACTGTCAATTAATCTAAAACGCCGTGCTCGCCTAACGGTGAATGCTGTGACACAAGACACCTTAGTAGATCTAATGCAGCAAGTTAAGACTGGTGGGGTTGTCGATAAGGAATTAATGATAGCGCAATATAACGAGAGAGTTGACGCCAAGATTGCCGAGCTAATAGCTGATCTACCACCAGGAGCAAACCCAAGCATAGCTAATGCAGATATCAACATGATTAACATCGCCAGGAATAGGATGATTGGTCAGATAAAAGATGGAAGTATGGTTAATTTAGTAACGGACAGAAGGGACTTGCTAGAGAAAGGATTGCGCCTGGAGATAATGCAGCAGAGTCCAGAGATGGCCTTCGCTTTCGCTGTTGCTCCTGGTGACGCTACTAAGGGTATAGATTTGGTAGCTAAAATGCAACAGTACGGTGAAGAAGGACGCAAGCTTGCCGGGGAACTTTCTACAGTTGCCAAGTTGTTTAATGAAACAGAAGGTGCAAGAACAAAATTCTTCAACTACTACAATAAGTTGATTACTAACGGTGAGATTGATACCCCAGATCCAGTATCCACTGAAGAGAAGAATCTGCATGCGATCGCTGCTCACACAGCTATGACTTCAACAGATCCTGTAGTGCAATCTAGCGCATTGAAGGAACTAGTAAATCAACATGGTGAAGACTTTGCTTTCGGAGCGCTGGAAGACAGAAACATCCTCCAAGCAGTTAACCCCCAAACAATGGGGCAAGCCTTGGAAGGATTGCAGAGAACACAAACAGCAGCTCTAAGCAATACGTTCCCGAACATAGCTAGGCTGCCAGCTTTTGCGGCTAGCAAGTTTGGCTTCGAGGGTAACACGTTAACATACAAAGACTCGGCTACAGCATTTGAGGCTGGCATAGCCCCAGGTGGTCAATTCGAAATACAAGAATGGGTTAACGAATTCAATAAAGTGTCAAGAATCAGCAAGATGTATGTGGATGGGGGTATTATGAACCAAGCATTATATCCTAATCCGCAGGATTATTTCAGGATGATAACCAAAGATACATTCGATGCTCTTAATATTCAGGAAGACCAACGGCAACGTGGCGCTGCCACAACTGCGCCGGCAGCAGCTCCTGTGAAATGGGTACGTGGTGATGACGGAATACCACGCGTAGCTGGAGGACAATAACAATGCCATTAGTAGACTTCGAGGGCACCGTCCATGAATTCCCTGATGATTGGACAGATGCAGAAATATCAAAAGCACTAGCTTCCTATTCTGAGGGAGACCAGCTAACACAGCCGGCATCGCAGGGTGAGCTATCAGAAGTAGACAAGGCTGTGCTAAGTGAACAGGCGATGAAGCCAGATAGTGGGGGGCTAGCCTTTGATTCAGCCCTAGTCCCTATGGACGAAAAACAGGAGATGTTCAAGAACACTATCCAACAATTGGAGACCGGGGGCCTCAAGAGTGAATGGGTGAGAACCCAAAATAATAAAGCTCAATCCACAGCCTATGGGACTTATCAAATAACTAGGGGGTTGCTACGGGGGTACTTACAAAATGAGGCTAACATGTTCACAGAGGAGGAACGCGGGGCAATGGAGGAGCTAGTGCGTAGGCAGGGTATAGCTATCGCTATAGGTGGGGCAGATAGGCCACGCTATGAGGCAGGAGGAGTAGACCATGCTCAAGCTAAGGCATGGGCTAAGGCTGAGGGGTTTGATAGCGTAGAGAGCTTCCTGGACGCTTTTGACTATGGTGGTACTTACGGCCTAGAGAACGATGTCGATTGGCAAGTTCTCTATGAGAATTTCTCTCGCAAAATTCTAAATGATCATCTTCGCCGCGCAAATGGGGATCAATTAGAAGCTGCTAGCGTATGGCATGGGGGGAGTAACTACGCTAAAAGCAAGCATAAGAAGGATACTGAATTGTATAGAAAGAAATTCTCCATATTAGCGAAGCTATAGCGCAAAAATAAAGCCCCGGCTGGAGGGCTTTATTGTTATATGCCAACTTTTCTTTCCTTACATACCAAGTATAACACTTTCTCAGCTAACTAAAAAGAGTATGTATATATGGAAAATCAGCATCGTAAAATTAAAGGTTACCGAGAGCTTAATCAGGATGAGATTGATCTCATGAACAAGATAAAAGCCAAAGGAGAGGAACTTGATAAGTTACACAATTCTATGTGTGAAATGCATACTGCTACTGGTGGCCACGCTATAGATGCAAGATGGTTAGCTGAAGGTAAAACTGATTTACAGAAAGGTATTATGTGTTGGGTTCGAGCTGTTGAACAACCAGAAACATTTTAGGAATTGTAAAGCTCTTTGGTGAGCTTATTATAAATTACACAATTCAACAAAACAATGGTTAGCGAAATACAGGGTATTGATTAGTATGCATTTTAATCAATACCCACACTATTAAGAATATACATTAAAACTCAACTACCAGGATGATTGAGAAGCCATATGAAATCAGACTTGGCTATCTCCAGTAATGTAACACTCTCGTATAAACTTGTGCCTGCTTGCCTATAGAATGTGTAGAATGTACCATCATCATCATCCCCTTCATACAGTCCAAGCAAAACCAGTTTCTTGCATTCTAGTTCGCCATCTTCTATTTCATCTAGTACAATCCTAAGGCATTCAACAGGTGTTATCTTTCTGGAATCTGTCTCAGTTGCCTTTATGTTGGTTACTTTTTTACTCATTGTCTTCTTCCTCATCATCCTCCCAATCTAAACATGCAACTATTGCAATGCCCACCCCTGATAGGGAGATTGTCCAGTAGCCTAGGTCAATGCCTAGCCCAAGTAAGATAAATCCAAGAATTACTAGTTTTTGTGTTATGTATCCATTAAGCATCTTCATTACCTCCGCTGAATATATCATCACATTTGTCAAAAAAGGAATTAACATCATCAAATTCACCTAGATTTATCATTCTGTGTCCCTCTTCTGGGTCGTAAGAAGTAGGTAGCGGTTTCCACTGAAGCATGTGTTCGTCAAAATCTCCCTGAACTGTTATATCTTCTACTATCTCTGAACCAACTGCGCCCAAAAAATCAACCATATCAGGGAGACCATACTCTTCTTGTTCAGCAATTCTGAGTACCACCTTTGATACAGATGGTTCTTCATCTAAAGCTTCAGCTATTTTATATTGAGTATAAAATACATACGTATCCAGTTCTTCTGATATTTTTCCGAAGTAAATATTTGTTACACACATAGCATTGCTCCTATATTTGCTATTCGTATCCAAGATCTTTCAAATCACATTCAATAAGATATTGCCTGTAAGCAGCTTTACGCTGCTCTGGGTTCCGTGAGTCTTCCGGTAGTCTCCCAAGCTCTGATAAGTCTTTACGCTGTGCTCTGGCTGGTTTCTTCAGCCATTGGATAAGTCTTTTTTCTATGCTAGCTGATTCCCATGACATGCCAACATGCTTTTCCTGGTATGTTTTTATGCCATGACAACCCTTGCACAATATCTGCAAATCATCAGTGGACACATTCAATATTTTATGGCAGAACATTAGTAAATCTGACATTGATTTTAGAGAATGACCACCATCTATGTGGTCTACCTCAACCTGGGACTTCATGAACCAACGCTTACATTTTGCACACTGGATCTTCCACTTCCTCCTGTTGCTTTCATCATAGTCAGGTTCTGCTGCTTCCTCTATCTTCAGCAATTTAACAGGATGGTACATCCAAGCTTGCCTGATAGCTCCACGTAGCATCTGCATCTGCTTATTTTCTGGCAGCTTACCGTTACTGTCTAATATCTCTTCGAGCCCATTTATCCTCATGCTCCTCTTTTCAAGATCCTTGTTAGATGGTATCATCTTCTACTTCCTTTTTATCAGGTTTACTTAAACGTTTGGCTTCTCTTATAATTCTTTCTTTCACCAATGGTGATTCAAGATTAACACTAAGTTCTCCTTTTTCAGATACTAATAATGTGCCGTCAGCCAAACCTTTGGCCAATCTTTTCTCTCTATCAGTGATTGGCTTAGGAGAAAGTAGTTTTTTCAATAACGCAAACATAGATTACTACTCCTGCACTAGTCATGTGGGTTTAATGCTATACGCCAATTGTTAACGTATGTGCTCTCCTTCAGCTTCTCCCGAGTCCACCTACCAACTCCCCCTAAATGAGGGCAACGACCAGTTAGGTATATCTCGATCCTTTCCCCGGCATCGTTAACTAGCAAAGCTCTACCACGCGGGCGCAACCAGGCTGCGTAAATACGCTTACTAGTTATTTGATGGGCGTTCTCGTAGGTGGTACTAACCAATATCCCACCACTTGTACAGAGGGCTTCCCGGTATTCCTCAGCCATTTCTTTATTTATTCCGTAGCGCCGGCATCTACCCTGGACGCCTCCTGAGGTTAAGCCGATTATTTCACCAACAAGTTTTTTACTGCGCAACAGAGCATATAGATTTAATAAGTATGTTCTATAATTCATTTCTTCTTCATTTAGGTTCTTTGTTAAGCTGCTATATTTTTCCTGCTCCTCCAGTTGTGCATCTCTCATAGATGTATATTTACCAGTACCACATAATTTTTGTTCTATTTCTTTTTGTTTTAGTAAATGCTCTAACATAATATTATGTTCCTTAGTCTGTGTATACCTTCCCGGTATATACTCCGTCTTCCTGTTCGAAGCAGTAACCACCGAAGCAAAGATTGCCGTTATCAACATATAGCAAAATTTCATTAGGGGTTAATGTAACTCCATTAGCTACAAACCTAAATTCATAGCTGCTTTTGTCCCTGCTAATAATAGTAACTGCCGGGGTACATTCTCCGAAACCAGCTACCACTCTAGCAAGTTCTTTGGAATTCTCTTCTATCTTCTCTTCGAAGCTATCAGAAAATGCATAGTTTTTGTGTATCATTTATTTCTCCTCATCAGAAAATGTTAGATATTCCATCACCTCGGTAATTACCAAGACTCTGTTAGGCCTAACTTCTATATACTGCACAAAACGACCAACGTCCAATTTAAAGTATGAATTTCTATCTAATTTATTAGAATATATTTGTCGTATTGTATTATTATTTGCTCTGTACCCTCTACTTCTAGCATAATGTTCAACTACTTCCTGTGGCTCCATGTAGGTCCCAAGGCATTGATAATAATAAATAGGTAGTTTACCCATCTTTTTCTACTCCAGAGGATGCTGGTTTTAGGAAGTAGTCAACAACTCCATTAGGGTATGGCACCCACCCTGGTATGTCACAGTGCGGGGTGTATTGATCGTAGCGATGACGGAGCAAGTACAACAAATCAGCGTTCTCTCTGAACGCCTGTAAGGCATTCTCAGAGTATCTCTCCTGGTAGGCATGCCACACTACCTGACACATCTTTTCTGGCGTCTCACAGCCGTGTAGGAGCTTAGCTGCCTTTACTGGGCCGATACCAGAGAGGCCTTTAATGTTGTCTGAGCTATCCCCGGACAGCATCTGAGCGTAGAAAGAACACCAAGCTTCAACAGGGCTAACCCAGTACTCTCCATCCTCTATATGTTTTGGGTCTACGTGGAGGCCTGGGAGCTGATCTAAATCTTTATCTATTGAAACTATGATATATTCTGCATTTGGTTGTGCTGACACTAACATTCCGGCAGCATCGTCAGCTTCCCATTTATTATATAATAGTGCGTCGTGCTCCAGAACTAGATGCTCCCGTATTTCATCATAATATGTTGGCTTGTGGTTGGGGTCTCTATTTCCCTTATAGGGCTTTATGGTGGCTAATTTATCCCTGAACGTATTACCCCCATCTGTTAATAGCAACACACAGCTGGAGCATTTGGTACAGTACAGCATTCTCTCTATGGTAGCATCCAGGATAGCCAAACAATCCTCCAATGGATCCAGCTGCTCGTCTTTCCCTAACTCTATGTCCTCATTATATTTGTCTTTATTCTCTTCTACCCAGAATTTAATTTCTAGCTTTCTGGTAGACGAGAATATTATATTACCATCTATCGATGCTGTGTATATTTTATGCTGTGCTGTGAATCCGTGTGAATAAACCAGGGAATCAGCGTCTATTATCAACACTCTGTCCATTGTCATCTCTTCCCTTAGCAAGCGCCGCATTTCCGGGCTTGGGGGTGCGTTATACAAATTAATTGGGCCGAATCTAAATTCAGCCCAGAAGCCTTTCATAGATATTATCCTAAAATAGAAATGTAATAAGGATATAAATAGAACATAATTATAAATGCACCCCAGAAACTAAGCGCACCTGACAGTACACCTAACATATCAGCAGTTCTTTGGCGCTTAGGTTTAACTATGTGATCAACAATATAGTATGAACCTAGAACTAATAAAAATAATATCAACCAAAAACTAAGTACTATTGATATGGTAGCAATCATCCTATTATCTCCAATAATTTATTCTGCCATTACAGACACTGTCTTGGAGAAAGAACTATGTCTTCCTTCTGTATCCACTGTCTGAATTGAGAAATAATATGTTGTGTTAGGGGTTAAATCATAAACTGTGTATTCAGTTAAATGCCCATCAACTTTGAGCATACTGGTCATGTAGATGTTATTACCCCATCGTATAATATATGCAGCTATCTCCTCCGCTGGCATAGCATCACCATTGCAGCGCTCTGTGGGGGGCTGCCAGGATAAGGTAACTGCACCGGCCTGTGTTGGTACGCAGGTGCATATCAGTTTTGTAGGTTCCATAGCTTTAGCATCTCTAACAAGTATGAAAATAAATATTGATATCAATACCCAGAAAAGAACACCACATAAACTCTTCATTGATTTCCTCATAATTAATTAGCACATGACAATAACAAAACAAACGCAGCAACCAATGTTGACATGTATAGGCTTATCTTTAATTTTATTTTTATTGGCTTGTCTATGAATGACATAATAACCATGCCTAGTGAGAACACCACTATGAACACACCTAATAGCAACGAAACATAATCAGCCATAAATTATTCCTCCCACGAAACTGATATTGTACGAACAAGAGACTCAAGCAAATCAATATTGTTCTCTGCGTCCTCTTTTGATTTAAATAATTCACCATACATAAAATCACTGCCATCCGTATACACATTCATATAGTATTCTTTTATATTACATGACAAGAACAAGTCTATATCTGACTCGTGTGTTTCTATAAATTTACCATCATAATTAAAGACGTGTACTGACTCTTTCCCATGTTTGTTAGTTACCACTCCTACTATCTTAGGCTCCATAGGATGATCTAAATCCCATTTGATAATTTCAACATCATGGTTAAGTCGTGTTACGACTTTTGCACCTGCTTTGGCTTTTTCTATGTCAAACGGTTTAAGCATGGTAATTCCTCAATTTGCAATCTAGAATGGTAGATCATCTGTGAAATCAATCGGCGGCTCATTTGGACGGTCTGGCTCATGGTGCTCACCGTTCTGTTCTTCATGACCATGGCTCTCACCAATGCTGTGGTTGCGGTTGTATAGCTCTATGGCCACCTCCTCAGTTAGGGCAAGTAATGCATCGTACCTATCAGCCTTCTTAGTTGGTAGAGCTACTGCGTCGTGCTTTAGCGCCAAATCAACAAAAGCAATGGCAGTGTTGCGGCAGGCCTGGCGCTGGATGATTTCGTCTTTCTTGATATCACGCTCTTCCTTGTTCTTCCAATACGCATCCTTGCCACTATTTGCCGCTGGCTGTCTGGAATATTGCTGGTTTCCGGTGTTGCCGGGCTGTGAGGGGCGGCGGCTGAGTATCTTGACTGATTCCCTCTCTATGGTCTTCCATTGCCCACTGTAGGTGAATTGGACTTCATCACCTTCCTTAAATGGGGGCTCCATAAACCCACACCCAAACCAGGCTACATCACCTGTTTTGCTGGAACGTAGCTGCACATTCCAAGCGGTCCCACCAGTCTTTGTTTGCTTTGTAGCTATCCGTTGCACCGTGCCTTGTGCGTAGCTCATAGTTCCCTCCTAATTAATCTCTGAGAAAGATAAATCTTCAATTAGAAAATCATCATCGTCTAACACAGATGTACTTAATTGGCGTTTATCAGGGTGCCCACCAATACACAATGCGTATTCACCATTAATATCCTCAAACACTCTACAAACAAGAGATTCCCCATATTCCTTATATGTAACCTTTAACCATTCCTCAAGTTTTAGCCCAGAAAAAGGTGTTGTGTTTAATTTTACGTGTCGTATTGATATGTCTTTATCTTTATCTGCTATGTCTAAATCTAGGCAATTAATATCATCTAGAGACAAACATAACTCATCAGTATCATCTAGCACACACTCACAAATAAATGGGAGTCCTCCTGATAGTGCTTCAACTTTGTACCATTCACCTTCTTTAAAATCCATCATAGATCTACTCATAGCAACCTCCTAACTGAGTGGGTTAACCGCAATTTCTGTTATCGTGTATTTCTTTTTCGCTAACTCTGCTGTGATTAGTTTTGGTCCAGAGCTACTTCCCAGACCGAATACTACATCTCCATCTGATATTTTTTCAGTTTCAGTGCCATCAGCTATGAAACATTTACACAAAACTGTAACTACAGTATCACCAACATCACCTGATATACTGTACCATTTGCCTTCTTCAGGATCAGTAGTGTGTTTTATATTCTCCATAACTACTGGAACTACATCATCCAATACGTCTGTGTGCAGCCAATATGGGCTATTTTTTGTCCCAACGCTAAACTCGTCATCACCTGCATAAGTTAGCAATATATCTGTGTCTAGGTAGCTAGCAATATACCATTGATTTTTTATAAAAGAACACATAATTATCTCCAGTTAGTGTTTAGTTTTGAATAGTCTACGTCTTCTAACCTACCAGGGGGCAGTGTATCAATGCTATGCTCATCTCCTGTGCCCCAATTCCTCCCTGTTTTAATCTCTATTCCTAGTGGTACTACTAACTCTATACCATACGTCGCAGAAAGATAGTAGTAAGTTAATATCGTAAATGAATATAAACCGTACTCTTTAATCCTGTCTATTTCATCTGGGTGGGTCTCTATAATACCTGAATCATGAACAGTATTTATGAGATATGATTCCATATCTAACATAAGATGCCATAGAAATATTATGGCTATTGGTATGATCTCTGCTGTAGCAAGATTCTGCACAGGTAGATTACATATCTTAGTGCTGTCAGTAACGTAGCCACTCCTAGTTAGCTTTGCCCCAGGAAAATAGGCAATGAAACCAGTAGGTAATTTTAGCTTTTTGGTAGCTAATGATTCATCTATCCATTCTTGCTGGGTTTTTGTTATACCTATATAATGCTCTTTAAACCATTTATAGTATCTCTCTTCATCCACTGTCCCTTTAGTACCATGATATAATGGCTTAAATGTGTGTGATTTTGCAGATGTTCTTTGTGCTTTTGTTACTTCTTCTTTTTTACAATTATTTATTACTGATGCTGATTGTTTATGCACGTCAACACCATCTATTATCTCTTGCGTAGCAACGGGGCAACTACCCAGGTGTGCTGCCACTCTGAACTCCAATTGTGAAGCATCTATCTCAGTTATGAGCCAATCGTCTAGCCTAGCTCTAATCAATGGCTTATATTTCCTAGGCATATTCTGAAATTGAATTCCTTTCTGGATTGCTTTGCCACCAGCATCTTTTAATTTAGTGAATACTCTTTTTATTCCAGATGAACTTAGACGATGTGTTTTTGTATTGCATTGGTTTAGCTTGGCGTAGAATATCGGTGCATCAAATCTGTCATCGGTTGCAACCCCCTGGTAAAATTGCAGAGCTTTACTAACGTCAGCATGGTGTCTGGCGTAGCGCTTCTTCAATTCGATGAATTTCTTCTGCTTGCTAGTTGTAGCTTTTAGCTGGGTTATCTTATCTGTCTCTGTCGTATAATCAGGCACCTGATTTTTTCCATAGCCGGATATCGGTGGCTTAAATTTCAGGGTCTCGTAGATAAACTCCTTCATCTGCTTAGGTGAGCGTGGGTTAACCCCGCCGGTGAATTCATCCATTTCAGCGGTTACTGCAACTAGGCTGGCAACTGCCTCTGTGTATTGCTTATCTACTGCATCAGCATCCACGCACATACCCTTGCTCTCAATGTCTGCCAGGATTGGCGTTAGCAGGCAGCTAGTATACATGCAGGGCAACAGGCCAGCTGAATACAACTGTCGACTTTGCAATAGGAATAGCTTGCGTGTCATCCTAACGTCACTATTGCAACGCTTTATTACCATAGACTTGGGCAGTTCGGATACGTCAACTTTACCTTTGATGCAGATATCCACGAATGGATCCTTACTTTCCCAGAACTTTATGGTTAGTAAATTGTCCAGTGATAGCGGCTTCCTAGCTTTACCTCTGGAGTCTTTGGTAGTCTTCCCCAATCTGTTACCTAAGGCCACATACTCACCTATCATAGTGTCGTATAGTAAGATCTTGCTAAGATCTATGCCGGCCCGAAGTAGCCACCCTAAATCGAACTTACCATTGTGAGCCACACAGAAGTCCGCAGACTCCAATGCATCCACTAGCTCTTGCATCTCATATTCATTGCCGTAGATATTGCGTGTAGCCCCCATCATGCCACAGCACCAGCTACCACACACTATGCTATTCTCTTCCCAACATGGAGATGGCGAGTGGTCATCCCCCTTGCTAGTTGTCTCCAGATCAAATACTACAAAGTTGTCAGTTAGATATATGTACGGATTTGGATGTAGTAGCTTGTCCGGGAGTAGGTTCTTAATATGCTCTGGTATCATCGCGTGAACCCCATGTCAAAACTGATCAATAAGAGGCTGATAGTAACCCAAGACATTGTATTAGTTTTAAACAATTCAACGCTTATCATTGGATATTTCCATGTGCCTTTATACATACAAACATACAAATTGCCAAACTTGATAGTAAGAAAGAATGACTTAATAACAAAGCTAAATATTATAGTGCTATTCATATGTCATCCTCAACTATCTCGCATTCAGTTCCTAATGCAAATGGATATTCACCCTCAATTGCCGTAGTCTTGCCAATACGTAGTAGCTCATCTGAGAGCACATATACGAACATACAATTCTCCGGTGAACCATATGGAAATCCGGTTACGATAACTGGAAACTTTACGTTTTCCATACCGTTATATCCACCATCTGTTAATAATCTAATCTTCATAACTTGTTTACTCCTCATTTCCTTACTGATTTAACTACACTTTTAGGAGCATCTAGTTGTACAACTACATACCCATGCTTCCCAGCAATTTTGTTCTTGGTAATGTTTAATACCCTCCTGTTCCTAGCGGCGTACTCGTCGTTATAACCAATCCCTAGCATGAGATCCGCTGTCCCCTGTACACCGATATTAGAATTATATATGTCCTTGATTGATAAGAATAATTTACCTATAGAAGAGTCTCCTGCCTGTGTCACAGAGATACCAGCTATATCGTGCTTGCTCAGGAAAGCGCGCTGCCGATAGGCTAACTCAGTTAGCAGTACGGTTCCCTCTATCTTCCTCCCTACTGTGTTTATTCTCAGATTATGCAGTTGATCTACAACAACTACATCAACTTCATGCGCCAGCGCCTCTTTATGCACATCTTCCATCGACCCATGGCTAGCATACATGAACACTAAGTTACCCCATCCACGAGAGTCGGCCAATTCATCTGCTGTCTTGGGGTCAGCCATAATTTCCTCCTCAGTTAAGCAGCAGAAGCGGCACTTAAGTCTGAGTAAATACATTGATTTGGCTTCTTCATTGCCAACATACAGCACCTTCTTACCCCGGAAACACAAGGCAAACGTGAATGTTATCGCTAGGGCAGTTTTACAGCTCTCAGGCGGGCCATATATCACGGCATGACTACCTGGTAGCAGCCCACCATTTAGCAAATCATTGATTTCTTTTGGCGCTAGCGCTAAACGGTTGCCGGACTTAAACATATCGTTAAAGTCTTCTGTCTTAGCGTCCTTAATAATCTCGTAGCTGTTCGTAGCTGCATCATTACCCAACCCTGATATGTACAGTGAGTTGTACATATCCATAATTTCCCTGGCCTTGTCGTGCTTTCCAGCCAGCAGAAACCCACCAATAATCTCACCATACGAATCCAGCTTCATTGAGCGATAGTCACTCAATATATTCTCATGTGAGATATTTGGTAGGCTTTCTAATATCTTCTTAAAGCTATCAGCATGCTTAGTGTACTTCCTGGATAATCTAGCCATGAGTACAGTGGTGTCTACCTCAGCTGCATTGGCATCTGCCCCATAATAATTGGCTATTTCCTTGTAAATGATATTGCCAATGGAACTGAAATCATTCTCTGTGTGGTACATGGAAACAGAATCATATGCATTCCTGTTCTTTATCATGGCTGCTAAGATTCTTATTTCCATGATGTATGCTCCGACTAATTAGAATTCTTATTACTGTCTTTAACAATATCTTTCGACAGTTCAACCAGTATTGATAGTCTACCAATGCTGTATGAGTGATTTATAGCACTAAGTATTTCCTTTTTGTATTTGCCTATGCCACAAGTATCAATCATATCTTCCATATCTTTACACAGGTCATCCAAAAGCTTGTCTCTTTTGTCATTTGACATAGTTGTCTTCCTCTTTCCTCTATAAGTTGTACTCAATTAATAGATTATCTAGTGCTTCAATACTTAGGTCTTTTATGTCTTTCCCTGTCAGTGGTATTACTGAAGTATCGACTAATACGTTTATCCTCCTCTTCATATCTACTGCTTTTATTGTAGCATCAGAATCTAGCGCTACGTATACTTTGTTTATACCCATCTCTAATATAGTATTTAGCTGATATTCTTTCATGAATGTGCCTAATAAAGGCGCTACTGGCACACCACATTGTGCCCATACGCGTAGTGCTGACATAGGATCCTCTACCAGCAGCACACGTTTACATTCTCTAGCTGATAGCATCACCTCAGGCATGGACCACAGCAGCTGCTCGCATGTGCTTGTGACTGGTTTAAATAAGGCTTTGCTTCCTATCTGTGGGCCGTTAGCAAGATCCACGTAGTAGCGCGCTATGTACGCTGCAATACCGCCGGCACCATCATAAAGAGGGATATACACGCGCCCGTCAGCATGGCTATAACGGATGTGCCACAAGTAGGGCAGCGCTACATTGAACTTCTTCGTCAGGTATTGATGTTGCTCGGCATCTAGTGGATATAACCCTGGTAACTCCGGGAGGGGTTTAGGCTTAGCGGGTTTGCCACGGAATCCATGCGAGGAGATCACCCCACTAATTCCACAAGATGCTGAAAAATCTATATATTTTATCTCGTTGCCGGCCAGAGTTACGCAGAACGAATCAACGCTACCACAGGCTGGACACTCAACCCTGCGTGTCTCTCCATCAGCTAAATCAATAGCAAGTAGTTTTATTTTATCTACCAAATTCATATTTAATAATCTTAAGTGAGTACATTTACATTATAATTATTTACAAATTATCTAGATATAATTATTATCTATCAATTTGCTTGGTAAATACTAGCTGAAATATATGGCCCAGGAATGGGCCTGTAAAGCTCCAGAACGCAGTGGTAATGCGGCGTGTAGGGTAGCTCAGGTGGGTGTGAGAAATGCTCTTAGAATGGATTACGGTGCTCAGAATGCACAAAAAAGAAAAAAGCCCGCACTGGAAGCGGGCAATAGCGAGGTAGCTACAGGTTAGATATCTCTAAATACTCGGTAGCCTGGGCCATCTGGATCTGTATCGTCGGTTTTGCGTAGCACGTAGTGTTTGACTTGCACAGTGTTAGCAACTTCGTTACCTGCACGATTTACATGGGTGCCACCAGCAGGATCAAGCTCCTTACCCTTCAGATTCTGGTTTGCTACCTTAACCTGTAAGGCTCTATGTGTTGTGTCTGCATCTTCTGGCACATGAAAACTTTGCCCGACGTCCAATAATGCGAATGGATATTTCTGTGTACCTGCTTTACGCGGTGGTACTGGTATGTCATCCCGTATTGTGTATTCAATCATACGTTCACCTTTGTTGTTTATTGTTTTTATAACATCAATACTATTCTTCTTCTTCTCATCATTCTTGTTCTTGTTCTTATCTTTAATGCTAGATGAACCACAAGATGATGCAAGTAATTCTTTTGCTTTTTCTACCCCTTTAGGGGATATGATAGTTCTCACATGGCCTTTGCTGTTAGTAAAACGAGAGTCAATTATTACATACCCGTTCTCGAATAAACTCCTGGTATCTTCCAGGGATTCATAACTATTCCCTAAGTTATAGATGAATAGCAGCTTATCCCAGCATTTTTTAGTACACTTCATGAGCTAGCAACCTCCATGTATTCTTTTGCAATCAATTCCAGTGCAAACCACACTAGCTTTTCAACAATAGGAGGGTGGGTAGTCTCCACCACCTGGTAGTCCACTACGTGAGCTGGGGTAATTGCTGTTACATCTACACCGTATTCGAACGCTTCTGATTCCCAGGCAGATACTATGTATACGTTATTATTTTTGTAAAAACTCTTGATGTCATTTAAGTAGATGAACCCAGGCCAGCCTGCGGCAGCTCCCCCTTTGACTATGTCTCCGGCTAGTTCTTTGAATGTCTGCCACCCACCTATCTGTTTGATTACTGCATTGGCTAGCCCAGAGTACTCTGTAGCCTCCATGTATTCACGTTTCAACATAGCGATGCTCCTAGTTC